AAGGGCCAGAGCTTTTTGTGCCACGATCTGCTGGAACAATTATCCCTAACAATCAAATGGGTGGCAGTGTAGTTGTCAATGTCAGCGTAGACGCAAGCGGTTCAGCTATTTCTGGCAGCGATCAAAAAGGTAATCAATTTGGTCAGGAGTTGGCGATAGTTATACAACAAGAGATAATAAGACAGAAACGAAGCGGAGGTTTACTTGCATAATGGCGGATTTCGATACAGCGGTAAATATTAAACCGATTTATGGACAGGTTAAAAACCAAGCACCAAAACAGAGCGTAGTTGCTTTGGGTGATGGATATGAACACCGCTTGACTGTGGGATTGCAACAAAATCCAAAAGTTTATAATTTAACTTTTGTTGTTTCACAAACTGAAGCAGAAGTTATTGATGGCTTTTTAAGG